CTGGAAGTACTTTTACTGTGATTTTAACCTTCGTTGTTAAAGGAAATCAGCGAGAATGAGCAAAACATACTTACAAGCGGTTAATGATGTTCTGGTCAGGCTCCGTGAAGTCCAGGTATCTACCGTTACGCAAACGTCTTACTCTACTCTTATTGGTAAGTTTGTAAACGATGCGAAACGCCAAGTCGAAGATGCGTTTAACTGGAACGCATTATTTACCAATGTAACAGTTACTACATCTGCTGGAGTTAGTTCATATTCTGTTACTGGTAGCGGTAATAAATTCCGTGTCTCTGATGCTATCAATGTAACATCAGAGATTCCTCTGCAAAACATTTCATTTGCTGAAATGAATCGGTATTTGAGCTTTGGAACTCCCGCTCAGAATATCCCTACTTATTACGCTTTTAACGGTGTAGACGGTAGTTACGACACGAAAGTAAACGTATTCCCTGTTCCTGATAGTGCTTACTCACTTAAATTCTCGCTGATTATCCCTCAAGCTGAATTATCTTCAGATTCTACTGTTATTAAAGTAGCAGACGATCTTGTAATTCAAAATGCCTACGCTAGGGCTTTAGTAGAACGTGGTGAGGACGGCGGACTTAACAGCTCTGAGGCTTACGCTCTTTATAGACAGATGCTGTCAGATTACATTGCTTTAGAAGCCACTCGTTATCCTGAATCTCAAGAGTTTATTGCTATCTAATGGCGCAACCACTTCAAATATTTGCTATCGCAGCACCAGGGTTCTTCGGATTAAACACCCAAGACTCTCCTTTAGACTTAGCTGCTGGTTTTGCTTTAAATGCGACGAATTGTATTATTGACCAATATGGCCGTATTGGATCAAGAAAAGGTTACGCAAAGGTAAACTCTAGTTCTGGTTCTTTAGGTTCTAACGAAGTTCAAGCATTACATGAACTTATTGAATCTGATGGTACGTCAACTGTTTTATTTGCTGCCAATAATAAATTATTCAAACTTAACTCCAGTAATGCTGTCGTTGAACTTACTTACGGCGGCGGTGGTTCTGCCCCTACAATTACTGCTAATAACTGGAGTATTGCGACATTAAACAATATCGCATACTTCTTTCAGACAGGACATGACCCGTTAATTTATGATCCTGCTGTAAGTAATACAACGTATCGCAGAGTCTCTGAAAAGACCGGATACTCTGGTACTGTCCCTAGTGCGAATATCGCTTTAAGTGCTTATGGTAGATTATGGGTAGCCAATACCTCTACTAATAAAGTTACGCTTTCGTTCTCTGATCTTCTTGCCGGACACATTTGGGATACCGGAACCGCAGGAAGTCTTGATGTATCTAGGGTTTGGGGTGAGGGTGTTGATGAAATCCAAGCTCTTGCATCTCATAACGGATACTTGTTTATCTTTGGCAAGAATCAGATTCTTGTCTATAAAAACGCAACGACACCTGCTGACTTGGTTATTGATGACGCAATCATAGGTACAGGATGTATCGCTAGAGACAGCGTTAAGTCTATTGGTACTGATGTGTTGTTTTTATCAAACACTGGAGTTCGTTCTTTACTTAGAACCATTCAAGAGAAGTCACTTCCATTCCGCGATCTTTCCAAGAATGTACGAAATGACTTGATGAATATCGTCTCAGGTGAAGATTTAACAAAGATTAAGTCTGTATTCTCTGAGAGAAACGCTTTTTATCTGATTACTTTACCTTCTGTAAAACAAATTTATTGTTTTGATACTAGAGGTCAGTTACAAGACGGTTCCTCCAGGGTTACTGTTTGGAACTCTATCGACCCTAAAGCTCTTTACTCCAAAGCAAATGGCGATCTGTTATTAGGTAAAACTGGTTATGTAATGAAATACACCGGATACCAAGATGACGGTTCTTCATACAGGATGCAGTATTACACCAACTACGCAGATTTAGGTAACGTATCTCAAACATCTGTACTTAAAAGAATCTCCATTGTTGTTATTGGTGGAACTAATCAATACGTCACTTTTAAGTGGGCATTTGATTTAAGTAGTAATTACTTATCAGATAACGCACAAATTCCCATTCAAGGCATTTATGAATATGGTATTGCTGAATATGGTGCAAATGGATCACCTGTTGCGTATTACAGTGATGGACAACTTATTCAGACATTAACCGTATCTGGTACTGGAACAGGTAAATTAGTTCAAACAGGTTACGAGTCAGACATTAACGGCGCTGCATTGAGTATTCAGAAAATCGAGATTCAGGCCAAGAACGGAAAACTTAGCTAGGAACAATCATGTCAAATTATGTAAAAAGCACGAATTTTGCAACAAAAGATTCTCTATCTGCTGGCGATGTTAATAAGATCGTCAAAGGTACTGAGATTGACACAGAATTCAATAACATTGCTACTGCTATATCTACAAAAGCAGACACGGCGAGCCCTACGTTTACCGGAACCGTAACGCTTCCTTCTGGTGCTGTTGGTGTTACTCAGTCTTACGGTGATAACGATACTTCTTTAGCTACAACTGCTTTCGTTCAGGCAGCTTTGCAAGCCTTGTATCCTGTTGGTTCTATTTATACAAACGCTACTAACGCAACAAACCCCGCAACTTTATTTGGATTTGGCACCTGGACGGCCTTTGGCGCTGGTCGCGTACCCGTTGGTTTTGACTCAACCAATGCGTTGTTTGACGCTGCTGAAGAAACGGGCGGTAGTGCTGATGCAATCATTGTCAGCCACACTCACACCGCAACTGTTACAGACCCATCTCATTCTCATGCTTATTTAGATGTAGGTCGTGATGCCTTTGTATATGGAAGCACATCAGGGCCAGATTTTAACTCTACTACTGCTTCTACTAGTACGACAACATCTACTGCTGTCACAGGAATTACTGTTTCAAATAGTACAACTGGTTCAAGTGGCACAAATGCTAATTATCAACCATACATTACTGTTTATATGTGGAAACGGACTGCTTGAAGATACCTGTAATTAAAACTGATGATTACATTATCTACACAGAAGACGTAAATGGTTTGTTATTTGTCCACATGGATGTATTTAAATGGACAAAAAAGATAAAGAAAGAGTTTGTTAAAGATTGGAATGATTGGGCTGAAAAACAGAAACAAGATATATACGCAATGCCGTTTATAGACGATGAAAAGATGTACAAATGGTCTTTGATTACAGGTTTTGAGGTAGTTGAGAATCACAAATGTTTAGATGGAATAACTAGAAAGCTGTATCTCTGGAGAGAAAATTATGGGTAATTTTGTCGCCCCTGTCTTGGGGTATATGGGAGCAAGAAAGCAAGCGTCTGCGGCTGAAAATGCTGCTCGTGCATCTGCTGAAGCTCAAACTGAAGCCGCAAGGATCGCCGCTGAAGAAGCGCGGTTCCGTCCCATCGGGATTACGACTAGGTTCGGTCAATCCCAATTTGGGTACGATCCTACGACTGGGCGAGTATCCTCTGCGGGATATGAAGTCTCTCCTGAGCTTAAAGCCTATCAAGATAGGATTATGGCTCTTACGGGTCAAGGTCTTGGGTTTGCTGAACAAGCCCCAGGTCTTTACGCCCCGTTACAGACCGCCGCTACTGGCTTATTTGGATTAGGCCAACAGTATCTCGCGGAGTCTCCCCAACAGGCCGCAGAACGGTATATTGCACAGCAACAAGAGCTTTTAGCGCCTTCCAGAGAGCGCCAATTTGCTCAACTGCAAAACCGGTTATTCCAGACTGGTCGGGGTGGATTAGCCGTAGGCGGTACTTCTGCCCGTCCTAGCGGTGCTGCTGGTCTTGGTGCGGCCTCTCCTGAGATGGAAGCCTACTATAACGCATTAGCCCAACAAGACGCTCAGTTAGCTGCTCAAGCCATGCAAGCCGGTCAGCAACAGACTGCGTTTGGTGCTGGACTGTTTGGAACCGGTGCTGGTCTGTTAGGTGGTTATGGTCAAGGCCTGACTGGTGCTTATGCTCCGTTTACGACTGGTCTTGGCACTGCTGGACAGATTGAGGCTCTTGGTATGGAACCATTTACTATGGGCGTGAATCTAGGAAATAGAATTGCGCTTGATCCAAAAGCCGCACAAGCACTTGCGCTCGGAGGAATAAGTGCAGCACAAACACTTCAAAAAGCGCAAGAGTTAAGCCCGATGGGTGGTTTCCTTCAAGGTTTAGGTAGGACTGCGAGTGGGTATGGTGGGTTTGGTGGAGGTTCTACAGGTGCGGCTCCTACTATAGGAAGTTTTGATCCATATTCATACTTACCTGATATGCCTGGAAATCCTTATGTAAGTGACTTTTCTGGTGGAAGTTACAATCCTCTCGCCATTGGCGGATTGGAGAACTAATCATGGCACAAGACTCAATCATAAGCGGTTTATTCGGTCTTACTCCTGAGATGTATCAGCGTTCTCAGGCTGAAGAAGATCAGAAGGCAGCAATGCAATTTGCTCAACTCAGTCCATTACAACAAGCGTCTGCTGGATTCTATTCCGCTGGCATGGGTCTTGGTCGCGGGATTGGCACTTTGTTAGGTGCTGAAGACCCTCAGTTAAGGATGATTGCACAACAGCAGCAGATTCTTAAAAATGTTGACATGAATAATCCTGAATCTATTGCTCAAGCATCAAAAGTCGCCTCAGAAATGGGAATTCCGCGTTTGGCAATGGCATTGGGTGATTTGCAAAGAAAGGCATTGGAATCTCAGTCGTTAGTAGCGCAAAGAGTTGCTTCTGCAACGCGTGAGCGCACTCAACAAACTCCAACAAGTATTCAAGAGGCTCAATATATTTCAGCACTTAAACAAAACTTAGAAAAATTTAAGGCTTTGCCAGAAGAAACAGAAGGCAAGTCTGAGGCCATTGCTGGAATTACAGCACAGTTATCGGCTTTAGAAAAACCTGAAAAAGCAGAATCAAGAACTGAGTTTCAAAAACTATTGGATGAACGAGACGCATTAGACCCTGTAAGAAATAAACAAAGATACGAAGATGTGCAAGAAAGGATTAACATCCTTAAGACTAGAGAACCTAGAGCATCTGTAAGCGTTAATCTTCCTCCACAAGAAAGATCGGAGCAAACAAAACGCGGTGAAATGTTAGTAAAACAATATGAAAATGTTTCATCAGCAGCTGGTCTTGCTGTTAAATCTTTACCTTCATTGGAAATACAAGAACGTATCCTTGATGAAGGATTTAAAACAGGATTTGGCGCACCGGCGCAAAAAGCAGCAGCATCTGTTCTTGCTTCATTAGGTGTTCAAGATGCCGCAAAATTTGCCACTAATGCTCAAACTTTTTATTCCGCTTCTCAGGCCGCTGTTTTACAGAAACAACTTGAACAAAAAGGCCCTCAGACTGAAGCTGATGCTCAAAGGATAACTGCAACTGGAGCGCAACTTGGAAACACACCGGAAGCTAATAAATTTATTATTAATGTTGCTAAGGCGCAATTGAAACGAGATATAAAACAACGTAACTTTTGGGATGATTGGTGGAGCAAAAATAAAACTTACGATGGCGCTGAAAACGCATGGATGACAGGCGAAGGTGCAAAATCATTATTTGAATATCCAGAACTTAAATCTTATGCAGCAAAACAACAAGATACTGGTGCTATTGGAACTTGGCGCGTTCGTAGATAATAAGGGGCATATATATGGCCGAGCAAGATTATGAAGTTGAAGATCCAAGCGGAAAAATTAGAGTAATAGTTGGCCCTGCTGGAGCCAGTGACGAAGAAGTAATTGCAAGGGCGAAAGAGTTATTTGCCTCTACGGAGGGTGGTGCAGTAACAGGTATTCAAAAGCAACCAACCCCTCAACGAGAAGTTCCGCTTGAAAAGTTTGCCGCTGATGTTGCTGGAGCAGGTGTTTTG